GGCGACGATCATTGAGACAGCAGACTTCGAGAGGCCGACACGATAGGCGGCCTCCTTCTGCGTCATGCCCTCGCGAACGAGGGCGCGGATTTCCTCGGCGATTTGCCGGTCGATCTTGACCGGCATTCAGTGCTTGTGTGTTGACCAACTCTGACCACCGTCATGCGAATGCACTCCGGCTGTCAGCGCTTGCCGATTGACGCCACGCCCGGCCAGTTGCTCAGCGCGTGCGATCGCCTGCTTGGCGAGCACCGTGCCGGTGGCCATTATCATTCTGTATGTGCACGCATCGGAAACGTTGCCACGCTCCTGCGGTGTCATGCCATCGAACGCGATCGCGCCCGTGCGCTTGTCCACGACGATCTTGATCTTGCCCTTGCGGATGAGCTCATCGGTGAAAGCGATGATCTCGCGGACTTGGGTCTTTCGTTCGGTTAGTGTCTGGCCCTTCATGGGCTGTGTATCGCACGCCATCGGTGCTGCTCCTTATGGTGAGAGGGGAAAGGGTGAGGCCCGGCACTGCATCCAAGGGCTTCAAGAGCGACAAGGCCGGGCCTCGCCACCGCTCGGAAGCGGTGGATCACATTTCGATTTCGATCTTCGGCGATACGTTCGCGATGAAGGCAGCGGTTTCTTTCCGCGCCTTCTCCGGGTCCAGATCGATCGCGCGGTGGCTCTGAGCGGGCGCCGCGATCTCGCGAGCCTCGTCCAGATCCAAGAACGCGGTGCGGCTCTCGGTCACCGTGCGGATCGCACGCATGTCCAGTTCGACCGCCGCCTGTTCTCCGGCTTTCACCATCGCCTTCGCGGCGCCGCGTGCGGCATCAACCGCAAGCTGGATGCGCACCGCTGCTTCGGGGCTCAGCATCTGGCCGATCCCCTTGGCCTTGGCGGCAGCGTCGCGGATCGACTTGACGTCCAGATTGCGGAGGCCTTGCTCCATCTGGCCGAGGAGATCCGACACCTCGCTGTTGATCGCCTTGACCGCTTCGACGTCGTCGCTCGCGATCTTGCCGACCATCACGTAAACCGAGACGCGGGTAAGCTGCGCAGTCTGGTTGAACGCATCGACCACCGCGTGAGCGGACTTGATCGCGTTGTCCAATTCTTCCTGCGCCTTCTCAGGGCAGAGGAGGCCGAAGGCCGACTGCACACAGACGCTGTTGATCATCGACCGCGCCTTGCCGCGAGCCTCGCCAGCCGCTTTGAATTCCACCGGGTCATTGATCACCCGGGTGGTTTCCCATTCGGCCACTTGCTTGCCATCCTCGGTGACAGCGTCGCCAAGGTCGCGCTTCTGATACTGGACGTTTCCGCGCACCGACGTCTTGAGAGAGATGAGGAAGCCGGGGCGAAGTGTTTCGATGTTGCGAACGTTCATAATGTTGCTCCTGTTGGGATGAGAGAAGGGAAAAGCGGGAGGCTCGGCATTCGACAACTGGAGTTCAACTCCTCCTTGGCCGAGCCTCCCTAACCGCATTTGCGCGGTGTCTCAGATGTCGAGCGACCGTGCTCGGGCGCGCTCGACAATCGTTTCAGGCTTGGATGCCGCGCGTGCGCGGCCTGCAGCCCAGTTGCGGAGAGCAGTGATCTTCTCCGCAGCGGTAACGCTGAGCGGCACGACCGTCTTGGCCGCGTCGATCAGGTCCTCGGTGTTGATCTCACGGGCGCCTTCGTTGAACGCCGCGAACAGTGCATCAGGCACGATCGCTGCGATCTCAGATCCCGTGAAGCCCTCGGTGACTTTCGCCACCTTGCTCGTGCTGATCGGCAGATCACCACGACCATGCTCGCGCAACGCAGCGGAGAGAACCGCCGCACGTTCGGTCGTGGTCGGCAAGTCGATGAACCACACCTCATCGAAGCGCCCTTTGCGCAGGAGCTCCGGAGGCAGGCCCTCCGCTTTGTTCGCCGTGGCGATCACAAACGATTCGCCCTGACGTTCTTGCATCCAAGTGAGAACCGCACCGAGCGCGTCAGCCGACACGCCACCGTCTGCCGAGCCCGATGTTGCGCCTTCCAGCGCCTTCTCGATCTCGTCAAACCAGACGACGCAGCGACCGATCGCTTCGATGAGCTTGAAGACTTTCCGGAGGTTGGCCTCGCTGTCACCCACGAACTTCGACTTGAGCGCACCGAGATCAACCTTCAGCAACGGCACCGACCACGCCGTGGCGATCGCCTTCGCAGTCAGCGACTTGCCGCAGCCCGGCACACCGACGAGCATGGCGCCCTTCGGTGCGGGTAGACCGTACGCCCGGGCCGCCGGGCTGTATGCCGACTTCCGGGTGTTGAGCCAAGACTTCAAGTTGTCCAAGCCGCCCACCGCATCGAGCCCGCCCTTGATGGGATCATACCATTCGAGGACACGCTCGCGGCTCACCACTCGCTTCTTCTCAGAAGCCACGAGAGCCGGGTCGATCTTGCGAAGCTGCACCAGCGAGCGAGCGTAGCACGCCTGTGCCTCTTCGCCGGACAGGCCCACCGCCGCGTCGATCGCGGCATCGCGTTGCCCGTTCGGTGCAGCGCTCTCCCGCAGATCGTCGGGCAGGCCTTCGATCGCAGCGTCGAGGATGGCTGCGATCTCAGCGCGATCGGGCATTGGCCAATCAATCACCGTGGCGTGGCCAGCGAGCTCGGCAGGGATGTCAGCCTTCGGGCTGAGCATGATGATGGCCTGCGCACTCTCACGTGGCGCCCCGGGGAGCGACCGTGCGAGGTTGCGCAGTTGCCTCACCGTGGTGAAGCCAACGTTGCCTTCGAGCCAAGGCGAGAGATCGCGCATGATCCACACGCCGCGCTCGCGGCCACCGCTCGCACGGTTGCCGATGATCGTGAGCGCGCCGCCCGGGTCCTGCGTATCGCGAAGATCGTTGGCTTGCTTACCGCCAAGATCCATGAAGCCCTGCGCGACATCCCACGTGCGCGGGATGTAACCAGCCGCAGCGGCGGCCTCGATCAGCAGCGCCTCGACGCGCGCCTCTTCCCGCGTCACGATGACGATCAGCGGGTTGCGAGCGCGTAGCAGTGCCGAAACGTCGGCGGCGACCACTTGGCCGCGTGTCTTTCCGTTTGTCATGAGTTGCTCCTCAGTGTGAATGAAGCGTGTCGCTTCGTGCTGCCCTCCGTGGAGGGCAGTGTCGAAACGTCAGAACTTGCCGAGCAGATCGCGCAGGAGGACGGGGCCTTCCCTGTGCTTGCCCGACTTGATGTCGGCGACGCGCTGGTTGATCGCAGCCTCATCGGCGGCGGCGATAGTCTCGATGGCCTTGGCGACATCGAGTAGGTAGCGCGGCGGCAACGCCTCGATGTTGCGCGCGATGGTGTAGAGCGAGGACAGCGCCGAGTCCTTGTCACCAAAACAGGTGTCGAGGACTTCGGCGGCGTAGGCTTGCGGGGACTTCAGCATTAGGTGCTCCTTTGAGCGTGAGGTTTAGGAAGACTGCTTGGCGTCAGCCTCGTCAGCCAGAGCGTCGAGACGCTCGGCTATCTGGTCGATGCAGTCTTCGCAGAGATACTCATCGACAGCGCGGCAGTAGAACAGATCAGTGACGTGCGGGCAGCGCGTGCACCGTTCGGTGGTGTGAGAGAATTGCATCAGCAATCCTCCTCGACGTTCATGCTGTCGTCTTCCCAGACGTTGAAGCAATCAACCAGATCGTGGTTGGCTTCGTAGTCGGCAGTGTCGCAGCGTTCGCACTGCCACACGTTCGCGTCGAACGGTGACTGGGCGGAGAGGACGTGATCGAAATTGAAAGGCATGGTGTTGCTCCCTTGTGAGATGAAGGTGGGGCTCGGCAGTGCCTGTGTGGGTTACGCAGGGTTGATGGCCGAGCCCCTGATGAGCGGAGGCTCATCTTGCCGCGCAGCGTCGAACGCGGGCTAACATCGCCATGAGGCATCGTCCCGATTATCGCGCTGCGCGGAGTAGATGAGCCCTCGAAATTCGAGGGCCTTCTTTGTTTCTCCCCGCGTCCTGTTCGCTTCCGGAATCCCGTAGCTGAGCGGTCGTTATGGCGTGCCGTCAGCGGCTACTGAGTGTTGTCTCCACAGGGAGTAGTAACTTCCCGTTACCGTGGCCTGTCAGAGCCACCACTGTGAGGAATTCCCAACTTGGCCCGAGACGGTCACTTCCGGCTTCCGGGGCCGACCGGGGCAATCGCCCTGCCGACCAACACAACATAGCGCGTCAGGCGCTATTCGCAAGGTCCTGATGAGGAAATTCATCAAAATATTTCATGGCGTGAAATCAGCCACTTAGCAGGAAGCCGGGCCGCTATGGGCGCCCGTAGCGAGCCCGATTTCGGTAATTCCGAAGGCCAGCCGGGCGGATATTGGCCACGAGGACAGTCTTGACCCGGGAATCATCGATCGGGCAGGGTGCGGGAAAGGTGATTCGCCCGCATCAGGAGGGGAGCGCGTTGTTCTGGTCGGTCGTACAGTCACAGCCAGCCTGCGAGCACCGCGCCATCGCTCACTGCGAGCGGCAGGGCTTCACGATCTACGCGCCGCGAGAGAAGATTGTCCGCATCACACGAGGGCGCAAAGTGCACACAGCGCGGTGGTTATTCCCGCGCTATCTCTTTGTGTGGATTGAGGACCAGTGGCAGCGCCTCTTCAGCACCATCGGTGTCAGTACCGTGCTGATGAACGGACAACAGCCCGCCAAACTGCCAGAAGAATTCATAACGAACATGAAGGCGCGGGAAGTGCGCGGCCTGATCGAGCTCAAGCGCTCAATGTTCACCAAGGGACAGAACGTGCAAGTGACCGGCGGATTGTTCGCCGGACAGCGCGGGATCTACCAGAACCAAACATCTCGCCAACGCGAGGTGATCCTACTAGAGACATTGGGACGTGTTGAGTTGGCGCCGGGATTATTGCGATGACAGACGAGATCGAGATCGATTACAGGAAGAAATACGATGCCCTGATCGAGCGCGCTCGCATCGAAGCGGTGAAGTACCACCGTGGCTATGAGATCCACCACATCGTGCCGCGCTCTCTCGGTGGGAGTGACGCGCCGAGCAATCTGGTCAAGCTGTGGCCAAACGAGCATCTCAGAGCGCACTGGTTTCTGACCAAGTTTCTGGTTGGTAGCGAGCGGCTCAAGATGGAGCGCGTATACGAGATGATGCTGATGGAGCGCGCCGACCATGCTGACAAGCACACGGTAAGGCGTGACGCTCTAGAGGACGCAGAGACATACGGCGCCATGCCAGCGAACAAGCGTTTCCGTAAGGAAAGTCTGTCGAGGGCAGCAACGAAATTCTTGGCCAGTGAGACCAGCCGCAAAGGCAAGCGACCACTGTACAAGCACTAGCGCAGTCATCGGAGAAGCAGAGCCGGTGAGGGTCGTGGATCATTCGAGAAAAGTCATTTCTCGAAGCGAACGGTAGTGCCCAGATCACACCCATCTGTAAAATACAGGACACGTTCACATGACCGACACAACGGACATGGGCACCAACATCGTGCCGATAAAGAGCAAGCGAGGCCGCTTCGGCAAAGAGGGCGTACCAAACCCGGGCAAGCCACGCGGTGCCATCAACAAGAACACGCGCCTGCTCAAAGAGGCGATCATGCTCGCCGCAGAGATCGAGGGGCAAGACGGGCAGGGCAAGGGGAAGCTGGTCGGCTTCATGCGCAAGGTGGCGCAAGAGGATCTCCGGGCGTTCGTCATGCTGTTATCCCGCATCATTCCGCTGCAGGTCGAGAGCAAGACGCTGGAGGACGACCGGCCCAAGCGCACCACGTACAAGTCAGTGGACGAGGTGAAGCGAGAGCTCGCCAGCCGTGGCGTCTCGATGGAATTGATGTTCAAGATTATGCAGGCAGAGCCTAACCCGATGGACGAGCCCGAGCCGCTCGATCTGGAGGCCGAAGATGCCGACACCGATCAGCCGGGATGATGTGCTCCACGCGCTAGCGCTGGCCTATAACCATGATAGAAACAGCGACAAGGAAATGGATATCGACCTCGTGGTGGCGATGGCCGATGAGGTGATGAAGGTGCTCGGGCAACATGGTGCAGTTTCCACCGGAGAAGACGACAGCGGCGGATCTGAATGACGGCGATCTGGGTGCATGGACCGATCTGCAGTATGCGTTAGCCCGCACCGACTTCTATCTGTACAGGCGCATCATCAGGCCGAACCTCGTGACCACGTGGTGGCAACAGCATCTGGCGCAAAACCTGATGTGGTTCTTTCGCCAGATGAAGGAGGGGCGCCGCCCGACGATGGTCATTCAGGCGCCACCGCAGCACGGTAAGACCGAGCAGATTACAGATTTCATATCGTGGGTGGCCGGGTTAGATCCGGATCTGCGAACCATCTTCGGATCGTACAGCGATGAGCTCGGCGTCAAGGTGAACCTCGCACTGCAGCGCATCTATGACAGCCCGCGCTACAAACAGGTGTTCGAGTTCACCAAGCTGAATGACACCGCCGCATCGAGCACCGCCGCACGCTGGCTGCGCAACAGCACCATCTTGGAATACGTGGGGCACAACGGCTCATTCAGAAACACGACTGTCATGGGCCAGATCAACGGCATGGGTTTGGATCTCGGCGTGATCGATGACCCGATGAAAGGCCGAGCCGAAGCACAGAGCAAGGTGATCCGAGACAAGACGTGGGGCTGGCTCACCGACGACTTCTTCGGGCGCTTCTCCGATCAGGCCGGGCTCTTGATGATCATGACGAGGTGGCACCTCGATGATCCGCTCGGGCGATGGATCGAGCACTTCCCGCAAACGCGCGTGCTGCGCTACACCGCCGTGGCCACCAAGAACGAGCGCTACCGCAAGAAGGGCGAGGCGCTCTTCCCCGAGATGAAGCCACTCGAATTCCTGCAGGCGCGCAAGAAGGTGCTGACCAACGCGGGCTGGCAGAGCATCTATCAGCAGTCACCGATCGCAGCGGGTGGCGATACATTCCCGACCGAGCGGTTCAAGGTGATCAGCAGTTTCGATCGCAGCCGGGTGCGCAACTCGATCCGCTATGTGGACAAGGCAAGCTCGGACATGAGCGGCGACTACACCGCAGCGGTGCTGATGCACGACATGCGCGACGGTGGCACCGTGATCGAGGACGTGATCCGTGGCCAGTGGCCGGTGAGCGAGCGCGAGGCGCGCTTGATGCAGGCGGCAGAGTCAGACAAGGCGATGTGCAAACGCTATGCGATCTGGTTCGAGCAAGAGCCCGGATCAGGCGGCAAGGAAAGCGCAGAGGCCAGCGTCAGGCGCTTCAAGAAATTCGGCGCGTTCGCTGACAAGGTGACAGGCGCCAAAGAGATCCGGGCCGAGCCCTATGCGGGCGCCGTGCAGAACGGGGATGTGTCACTAGTGGCAGGCGCATGGAATCGCGCCTTCCTCGATGAGCACGAACAGTTTCCGGTGGGCACGCACGACGATCAGGTGGACGCCGCATCTGGCGCCTTCAACAAGCTGGCCGAGGCGATCGGGACCTACGATCGATCGCTCGCGTGGGTGGGCTGATGGTGAAGAAGCTAGCGAAGGTGACGTTGCGCTGCACCGCATGCAAGCAGATCCGCGATATCACCATCAAGCAATTCGCCAAGGGTCAGCCGTTCTGTCCGAGGTGCGGCAACCGTGAAGTGGAAGTGAAGGCTGTTGACGAGATCAAGGGATGATCGATAGCTTCAAACGCTGGCTGCGGGCGCCCGTGTACTGGTGGCACTACGCGATCGTGTTCGCCGCTGCAGTGGCTGGATACTGGGTGATGTGGTTGTTCGGGTGGTGACATGGTCGCGACAGTGACGCCGATCGGCGGAGTACAGGTGATCGTGGTGCCGGATGACAACGCAGACGCGCGCAACATCCCGCCGGGCATCCTCGCCATGCTCGGTCCCAACGATGTGCTGATGAGCAACGACAGCCTGCGCTGCTACATGCGCAAGACGCACTGGGATGCGATGAATGGTAGTTTCAAAAAACTGGAGAGATGACATGGAAGAAATTCTCGACGCAATCATTCAGGCCGCAGAGAAGACCGCGCATCAGGCATCAGGGAATGATCAAGATGATTGGAATAATTTCGCTCAGGCTCTACGAGTGGAGCGTCAGCAGTTGGCCGATGCTATCGCGAACAGGCCGAAGCCCGCGCACCCGATAGCCGAAGGCGGGACACCAGAGCCGAAGGCGTGAGATGACCGACGACGAACTGCGCGATGCCGTCACGATCCTGCACCAGCGTGCATCGCGCAACTGGTATCAACATGAGATGTGGGAATTGATCATCGACATCGAGTCGTTGCTCGCTGGTCTGCCCACCGAGATGGATCGTGCCGCGATAGAGCGCGAGGTCGAAGAAGTCTTGAAGCTGAAGGGAGCAACGTGATGGCGCTGAAAGTGTTGGACGGTCCGTTTATCGAGGCAGGGGAGTCGCTGTCGAGCGCAGTTGATTGCAGTGGCGCACAGTTGGTGCGCATCACCATGCCTTCGGACTGGACCGAAGCGCCAATGACGTTTGAGTTCTCGACTGATGGCACCTCGTTCAACGACATGTTCGATCTCAAGGGTTATGCCGTCACCATCGATGTTGTCGTGCCGGGCAGTGGCGTGATCATCCCGCATGATGTCGGGCGTGCAGTGGGCTGGATCAAGTTTCGCTCGGGCACACGTGGCAACCCGGTCGAGCAGAGAGAGGGCCGCTTGTTCGCTGTTGCGGTGATCGATGCACCGGAAGAGGCGCCGCCCGCGCGATCGGGTGCGAAGCGCACTGCGAAGAAGAAGGCCGCGAAGAAGAAGGCGCGTCGATGAAGCACCACGTCAGCATCCGCTGCGCTGGAGGATTGCGAGAACGTACGCGGTCTCACCGCAGAGCAAGCGCTGATCGAAACGATACGCGGGGATGATCGATGAAAGTCGAAACGCTGGCAGGCATCGCCAAGACCGCAAGCTGCATGGACATCACCGTGTCGCTAAACGAAGAGGGCCTGACGTTCAGGCTGGCAAAGGACAGGCACAAGGTTTCCGGCATGGTGCCGTGGTCAATGCTGGAAGCATCGCGCGATCCGCATGGCGTGTGCGCCAGTACGATGGGCGATATGTTCAACGCGATGAAGGTTGCTCAAGGCGTCGATAGGATGCCCGTCATCGATGAGCCCGGCTACTGGACAGGAAGCGGTCGAGCAGGCAACGGGAGCGATATGTGAGCGAGAAAATCTGGATGTGGATCGCATGGCGCCTGCCGCGCACGCTGGTGATGTGGTGCGCGATGCGCGTCGGTGCGCATGCCACGCAGGGCCAGTACAGTGATCAGGAAGTGCCAGCGCTCACGTTCATGGATGCCATGAAGCGCTGGGGCTGATGTACATCGTCGTGTCGATGGTGGCGATAGCAGCGCTGCTCGATCATGCCTACTGGATCAGTGGATTGCTGGCATTGATCGCGCTGTTCTATGCGCTGACTGCGAAGTGAGGGTGCAATCTGATGCTCACGCAGGACATCGTCAGAGAGTTGCTGGACTATGATCCGGCAACAGGCGCGTTCACGTGGAAGTGGCGCGACATCAAGTGGTTCAAGGCGGACGGCAAGAACGGCGCCGCGCGAAGCCAGAGCATCTGGAATGCGAAGTGGGCAGGCAAGCCCGCACTAACAATCCTGCGCACACTGTCTCCGGAATTGCAGTATCTCGGCGGCAACATTCTGTCAGTGCGCTATCCGGCGCATCGCGTTGCCTTCCTGTGGATGACGGGACGCATGCCGGATGAGATCGACCACGATGACGGTGACGGCACAAACAATCGGTGGGCTAATCTGCTAGAGAAGACGCACGCGGAGAACCAGTGCAACATGCGCCGACATCGACGGGACGGTGAACAGATCACCGTGCATGTCGGCGTGTATCCTCATCACGACGGACGCTATCGAGCGAAGATCAGGCGACAATGGCTCGGCGTGTTCGATACGCTCGATGAAGCCATTGCTGCGCGACAGTTGGCGCAGAGAGAGTTGGGCTTCACCGAAAGGCACGGCTCATGAGCTATATCTTCGATACATTTACGAATTTCTTGAGCGGCCTTGGCGTGCAAGGTCGCGACAAGATGACCGCCCACCGCTACACCAAGCAGATCTGGACGCGCGAGCAACTCGAAGCCTCGTATTCGTCGGACTGGATCACGCGCAAGGCAATTCAGATCCCTGCACATGATGCGACCCGAGAATGGCGCGCATGGCAGGCCGAGCAGAACCAGATCGAACTGATCGAGGAGACCGAGGACAGGCTGCGCGTGCAGTTGAAATTGCAAGAGGCGTTGATCAAGGCGCGCTTGTATGGCGGCTCGTGCATGCTGATCGGCGTCGAAGGCAACATGGCGAGCGAGCTCGACCCGGAGACGATCAAGAAGGACGGGCTGAAATTCCTGCACGTGTTCGCGCCGCACCAGTTGGTCATTCAGGAATTGATCAAGGACATTTCGAGTCCCTACTACGGACAGCCGGAATTCTATCGGCTGCATGATGACAAGGGCACCGTCGGCAGCATCGACATCCACCCGTCGCGCATGATCAGGCTGACCGGGCTCGATAGCCCGGACCCGATGGCGAATTTCGGTTGGGGCGATCCGCTGATACAGGTGATCAACGACGCAGTGGCAGCGGCGGGCACTGTGCAGCAATCGATCGATGCGATGATCGGCGAGGCCAAGTTCGACGTCGTCA